ATTTCAGGTGTTTTTTCTTTAATCTTAACATCCTTTGCTAATTTTGCTAATCCTTTACCGATTAACTTATCAGCGTGAACTTTGTGTAGTAAATAAGTGTTTCCATTTAAGTCTACCGCTTTATAATCCGATGCTTTATCGAATGTAGCAGTTCCTACAATTTTTACTTCTTCTTCTTTGATACTAAAATTTGACATATATTAAAGTTTTAAAATTACGGTTTCAATAATGCAGCTCTTACTGTTGCAAGACTAAATGCCATAGCTCCAGGCAAGTTGTTTTTAGCTACTCTCAATATAGAATAAACTTCTCCAACTGCTGATTTTTGATTCTTGATGAATTGGTCGTTGTAAGTACCAAAACGTAAGATAAATTCAGAGTGCATTTCACGATAAATTGAGCTATCCATAACGATTGCAGTACCTAAAGTAATTGCGTTAGAAGAAACAACTCTCATTCCATTAATTGCTCCATTTTGCATGTAAGGCAATAATCTTGAATTACCTTCTGTATCTTGTGTAAACATTGTAGTTACAATATCACTAGGGTGCATAAGAACAGTATCAGCGTTAAAGTTCATTCCGTTAATTACAGATTGAGCAGCAATAACAGCTAATCCATTGTCAGGAATAACTAAAGTATCATCCATTACAGAAGTAGTATAAGCAGTACCATTAGAAACAATAGTTGAAATCAATCCATTGTTCCAAGCTCTTACAACTTTTTCTTCAAACATCATAAGAATTTCGTTGTATAACAATTCGTTGTCTACTTCAAATTCTTCTGTCCACTCGATGTGAGCAGCATATTTCTTACGCAAAGTAAGTGTTCTTAAAAATGTATCAGATACTAATGGCTTAGTACCACCTTCAGCAACTAATGCAACAGCTCCTTCAGCAGTAGCTTGTTCGTTTTTGATAATTTGTTGAGGAACTCTAGCAACTTGTCTATTAGAAATAACATCTAATATAAAGTTTTCAGGGTATCTGATTTTTGAAATTTCACTTTCAAACTCAAAGTTCTCATTCAATGGCAATAATACACCTGTATCATTAGCAACAGCAGTAGAAGCTGTATAAATAGCAGCAGCACGTTTAGCATTGAAATTGATTTCTAAATCACTACCATTTCTAATAGCTTCGCAAATTTCTTTGTGTTGCTCTTTAACCATTTTACGAAGTTGGAATTTTTCAACATTTGAAATTTGTCTAATGTTGTTTTTTTCAACTTTTTCTACGTTTTCAGCAATACTTCTGATTTGCTCAGCAATAGTTACTACATTTCCAGCAGCATCTTTGCTTTCAGCACCTAGTACTGAACGTAATGCTTGTTGCATTGATGTTGAATACGCTTCATCTTGCGCTTTTGCTCTTTCCTCTAATGCGTTTTCAAAGGCAGATACAAATTTGATTTGATTTTCATCTAAAGCTGCACCATTTTTTTCTAATGCGCTTCTTAAATTAAATTTTTCCATTTTGTTTTTTTTAAAAAATTGTTATTTTATTAGTATTTATCTCAATTATCTTTTCTTCTTCTTGAGTGTTCGTCACGGCTCTTGTTGCTAAAAGATTATGTAAGTCATTTATTTGTTCTGTACTAAATTTGTCCAAAACTGCTCTTTCTTGTAATTGATTAAAACTTCTTAACTGCGCATTTTCATCACTAGAAAATGTTACCAAAGATATTTCTCCTAATTTTATTTCTTTAAGAATATAAGCATCATTTGTAGCATCATATTCTGTTTTATCCCATATATAGTTAAACCCATAAGAAAGTTGTCTTAAAACACCTTGATTTACTTGATTAACTACTTCGTCAGCATATCCTACACCTTCAATTACATCACCTTCAAAATATAAACCATAATCATCTTCCATTAACATGGTTGGTTTACACAAAGGTTCAGTTTGTCTATGTTGATTTAAAACCAATATAGGATTTCCGCTAGTACTTCCTACACCTCTTGCATTAAGACTATTTAATGTTGCTCCTTTAAGAACTATCTCATTATAGTCATTCTTGCTACCCCAAACAATAGCATATCCTTTTACTTTTCTGTCTGCTGTTATTTCTAACCTTGCACGTTCTGCATCTAGTAAAGTAGATACTGGGTTTTTAAATAAATCCCTTTGTGCTTTAAATTCTTTTACTTTATTTTCCATTGTATCTTTCTTGTATTGTTAAATATCCTTCTGACATATCAATTCCATTTGCTTTTAGTTTATCTAAATTATCAATAAATAATCCATCCGCTTCTAATCCTGCCTTTTTATCTTCTTGTAATGCTTCAATTCCTGTGAAATTAGGCATAAAAGTCCAATTATCAGGCAAATAGTATATTTTATTTAAACTTTTAGCAGTATCATTAGCAAATGCTTTAATTACGTTTTGCCAAAACGATTTCTCTGCTATTGTTTGATTACTAAATGTTGCATTGTCTTTTTTAGGTAATAATTCTTTATTAACTCCAAATATACCTGCAATCTTAATAGCGTTCTCTAATGTTTCATCAAATGGCTCTAATTCCTTAATTGTGCCTAAAGTTTTGATAAATTGTAAAGGAACACTTGACATTCCAATAAAATTCTTATCTCCTATCAATCCGTTTCTGTCTTGTAGGTCTTTTAGCATTGTATCTCTAGTAATAGGATCAATAGCTTCTTGTAGTGATGCACCACCACCACCAACTGGAGCTTTTGCTAATATACCTGCATTACCATTTTTAGCATATACATTATACCTTGCTTGATAAACAGCTAAGATATTATTGATATTTTTTTCACAAGCAAACAATGGACTTCTTCCTGTTCCTGTTTGTGTTATTCCTAAATTAGCTGTATGTAAAACATATCTAGGTTTTATCTGATGCTCATAAAAGAAAAATGTTCTATAATAATCCACTAAGTCTGAAACTTCTTTCATCAAAAATGGATTTGGTATTTGTTTATGTAAAATTGGTTTAGTAACGTTAGGTTTTAAAACCCATATATTACTTATATTGTCATAAGTTGGATTTACTATACTATCAGCAGTTTTTGTATAAACATAGCTATTTCCATCTGCTAATTCAGCAAAAATGCTTTGGTATATAATATCAGTAAATCTATCGAATGGATTTGGATTATCTAATAATCTTTTTAAATTTCCTTGAGGAGTTATTAGTTCTTTTGTATTAACATCAATAATATCGTATCTTAATGAAGAACATCTTTCTGCAATAGCATCAATAGGAATAAATATCTCGGCTATCGTATTTGCTAATTCATAAGCATTACTTTGGTCAAATTTTATTAATCTACCGCCATTAGCATTTTGCATATATTGGTTAAAATAACTTAACCAAGCTCCATCATTGTCGCTTTGTGCATATCCTCTTGGAGAAGTTTTCTTATTTCCAAAAAAGTTCCAATTCATTTAGTATATATATAAAAAAGCATTACTCTCCATTAGGAAAGTAATACTCTTATTATTAATTTTAATATCCTCTGTTATCACAACAATAGATTTTATTTGACAAATATATAATAATATTTTAAATAAATTATTAAATTTAAAAAATTATCCGTATAATAATCCCTTGTATTTAATCTTTAATATGTTAGCAGCACTAGCTAAACTATCAATAGCATCTTTTTTATGAGTATTTTGCCCTTCGCGCTCATAACTTGTAACGTGTTTAATAAATCTTGAATATTCTATATCTCTTTGATAGTTTTCGTCAAATATAAAATGTTTCTTAATAAATTCACTATTACTTAAAATTCTTGCCTCTTTTGGCATAGTAACCGTAAATGGCTTAACTTTTGTATTATTTGACATATCGCGCTTCAATAACATAAAAGCAGCAGCTCCTATTCCATTAACCTCTAAAAACACTTCTTCTATAAAATGCTCCCTACTCTTATCGATTAATTTTTCATTAATAATTTCAATTCCTTCTTTTGAATGAACTATACCTTTGACAAAACACAAAAGTTTACCCTCAATAATCGCAACGTGCATAAATGGAATAGAATAATAATCACCACCTGTATTTGCTGGATCGCCTACTGCAAACTTAAATACGATAGAGCTTATTGGTATATTGTCAAAATTATAGAATTGTAATGATTGTAAAGGCAATAACTTACCAACTAAGTCTTGTGGGTTCTGTTGATACTGAGTTTCAAAGATATTCTCGTCAATTTGTCTAATTTGGTTTAATTCAGCTAATGTTTGCTTAAATTCCCATAATGCGTGTTCATTTCCTAATTCATCAACAGTAATGCATGGAATATCAATAAAAGTCCATTCTTCTTCTTCAGTTTCCTTTAAATACCCAATTAAGTCATTTGAGTGCAATCTTTGCCCAATTACTATAATCGGAGTTTCTCTACTGTTAGTTCTCGACCTAATTGTAGTTTCAAACCTCTCATTTACTCTTTGTCTCTTTAAATCAGATAGAGCATCATCAGGTTTCAATGCATCATCGATAATAATCGCCCCAGCAAATACTTTTGTCTGTTCGGGTAAATTTTCGAATATCTCTCTATCAACTTCTCCTGCACCAAAACCTGTAATCTGCCCACCCGTTGCAGTTGCATACACTCCACCACCTCTTGTAGTATGCCACTTATTTTTACTAGCACTTGTCTTGCTTATTTCAACATAAGGAAAAATAGTGTTATAATCTTCACTCCCAACGAAATCTCTCGCACTTTCACTGTTATCAAAAGCCAAACTCTGAGAATAACTCAAATGTATAAACTTACTACTCGGATTATGCGCTAAACCCAATGCAATGAAGTTTTTAACCGCTAATTCCGTTTTTCCATATCGAGGAGCTATACTAATGCATAACTTCTTTATATCGCCCCTAATTACCTTATCCAATGCATCACATATTATCTCGTGATGCGAATTAACTACAAAACTCCTCCCATAACGCTTTTTAAAGAAGTATTTTGTAAAAGTCATACAACTTGACATTAATTTCGCCTGAACTACTCTTAACTGCTCTATCGCAACTACATCATTCATAATCTTAGTTTAAATGCAAATATAGAATTAGTTTTTTACAATCAGATTTTTTGAAAAAATTTTTTTTTGAAACGCATATCGCAATTCGCAAATTGAAAATTTATTTTGAGAAAAAAGGTTTTTTGTGAGGGATTTTTGGTAAAAAATATTTTTGGGCTATTTATACTCCCTATCTTCCCTTTTCAAAAGTTTT